CAGGAGCTTCAGCAGCAACTTCTTCAGCTACAACTTCTTCAACGGTCTCATCTACTACTGTATTTTCTTCTGACACGTTGTTCTCCTCCTCTATATTGTTTTCTACAATTGACGCATTATTGTCAATCGCTGTTTCAGACGTTTCGCCTGAAGTCTCTGGGGTTTCGGAAACGTCATCAGATTTAGCTAGGTCTGTAACACCAATAAACTTATTTAAAAGTGACTTAACTGTCATAGCCTTCTCTGTATCCTTTGTCTCTACGAAACCAATATTCTTCATGCTAACTTCACATGAAGGGCAACTTGAATCTTCAACTTCTGAAAGTCTGACGAGACCGTCATTCTCACACCAGTAGACATTTTCAAGATCTGCTTTTGCAATTATACCATCAATTTGAGCATCTTTATTAACCTTCTGAATAGACACAACATTTGCAAACTGATTTGCAGGATTGTCTACCAAAGATAGCTCTTGAAGTTCATAATCTTTTACAATTCTAATTGTCTTTTCAACATTTTCATCCCAAGAATTTTCTGCTTCTTTAATTACTCCACCAATTGAAAATCCTGTTAGAGTCCCATCAAGAACTTTTTCCCAAGTATCTTGTGCACCCTTAGAAATATATGCATCTACATAAACTCCATTATATAGTTTATCTGTAGCTTTGTCAAAAAACTTTTCTTGTCTAAAATTAACTACCTTGCCAACAGCAATTGGTTGATGCATTTCTCTTAAATTTCCACGGAACATTTCAAAAGCCTTAATGCTAACATCTGTAGGAACAATGTCAGATTGCTTATCAATGTTATCAAGCGTGGCAAACCCAGAAACGGTTCTACGCTCTTCATCTATTTTGGCGATTGGCATAGATAACTTGATATCATCGTTATCTGAAGTCCAATGAGCCTTGTTTAAAGCAGACATCTTATTCCTATTATATATGTATTTTTTATATGTTTATAATATTGTTATATTATAACACTGATCTTCCTTCTCCACCAGGATTTCTTCCTGTTGTGGTAGAAGTTGAATCAGATGCTTCGTTTGTTCTTTGTTGATCTCTTTCTCTAGTTCCAGCCATTTGAGCATTTTGCTCTGCACGTTGTTGAGGGGTCATAACTACTGGAGTATCTCCTTGCGGAATTACTGGCAATCCTAATCTTGGTCTGATATCATTTGGAACAACAACCTGTGCTCTTAGATATCTTTCATCAATCTGACTTTGAGTATTCTCATCTGTAAGAGTTAGTTCATTAAACTTTAACAAAAGAATATCTGTCTTTTCTTTAATAAGCTTGTTTATTGTTTTCTCTAAATTCTTTTGTGATGGTCTTGCAACCTGCTCTTTAAATGTTCTATCTGAAACAAGGGCAGAAGCAATTGAACTACCAGGATCTGATCCTACTTTAGAAATAGGAACCTGGTGTGCCATAAGAATATCATGGACATTTGAAGTTCTGTACTTATCAAAAGATCCTTCTTGAATTCCATTTTCTACTGGCTCCATCTTAAACTCAACCTTGTTATCTGCAGCATCACCAGGAAGTGGGATATAAAGAGTTCTATGGTTTTGTCCACGAAGACCAGACTGAAGGAATCTAAACAACTTATCCTCTGCATCAGAAGAAAGCTTTGCACCCTTTAGGGTAACAATATATCTTGGAACAGCCTTGTTTTCAAAGTAGTCAATATTGTATCTTGCAGCAAGTTGATCTCCAACAACAGAAGTTGCTGCAGAGACTACATCTGGCACACCATAGTATGTATTCTTTGGGCTGTACTTTTTAATGTGAATTAGTTCATTTGGTCTTTGATCTGTGGTAACAGGATTTATTGTTTTCTTATCCTGGAAATTTTTAAAATAAACTACTCTTTGATTTACAATCTGAACATAGCCATCACGAAGCCTTCTTACACGAACTGTTGTTGCTGGAATATGACCAATATATCCAATCTCTCCAGTATTTTTTCTACCAATTTCAATATAGCCATTTCCAGTTGCTTCATAATCTGTCATTGCTTTTTCAAGAACGTGAGTAAAAGTATCTTCATCGTTTAACTCTTCTAACCAGTTGGTTAGTTCAGACTTTGCTCGTTCAACTTTTCTCTGTGCTCTAACTCTTTGATTTACATCTTCAATTTCTTCAATTCTTGCTTTAACAATATCAGACATAATAAAGTTATATCCAAGACCTACTGTATTTGCAACCTTTGCATTAATTGCAGCATGGTTTGCAAATGAGTTGTCAAAGAAGAAGGCTAGTTCGTCTAAATTGTATGGTGGAAGAACTACGTCAAAAAGACCATAGGCTGTTGTGATGTCTTGTTCTGGAAATAGTTGCTTAGACTTTGCACCATCTTGACCAGTGTAAGCCTTGCTTATTCTAGTTATTCTTCTTTTAAAGTTTGCATCAATACCATCAAAGCTTTTTACCATATCTGCTTCAAGCAAGAAATCGTCTGTTTTATTTACAGAGGGCTTATTCTTATCTAAATTATCTAGTCTTGCAATAGTCTCAGTCATCTCCATGAGTCTTCAGCCCCTTTGCAGCATCTATGAAGGCTCCAGTATCAAATTCATCTGGAATGTATCCTTGTGTCATTCTGTCAATCTGAACAGAATGCTCTTCTTCAGTTATTCTTGTTACTCCTGGCATAAAAACTGCCTTTCCAGGACCAGCACCATAATGGGCTGCAGCCTGTGTAATTCTATTAATTGCACTAATATCGTATTTTCTGGCAGGAATGTTCATAAAACTTCCATCTCCATCTCCAAATACTTTTCCATTTTCCATTTTCCAAACGTATAAACCATGCTCAGAGGTATTTTCTACTACCTTTACTTTTGGCTTGTTTGGCAGTTTTTGTAAGCCTTCTATATAATCCATGACAACATTGTACCATAAATTATCGCTTAAACCAAATAAGTGTTCCAATCTGCGTCATTTAATATTAAAACAGAGTCAAAATTAACATCTAGCGTGCTACTATCATTTACAACACCTGAAGAAATACCCAAATATGTATTAAATAAGTCTTCCCCATTTAAAGAAAGAATTGTGACTCCAACAGATCTTTCATTTAATGCTCTAACCCACGAAGACGATGCTGACCAATACTGCCAGTTAAAATCATCAACATCTCTCCATTCATCATATACAAATAGCTCTTGTCTAATTGAATCTAACTCTGCAAAGCTTGCAACATTATCAACCTTAACTCCAGAATATATTTCTATTTCTCCAATAATTCCATCTAAGTGAATTGGATAATTAATTTCTCCTGGCTCTACTTCAAAAGATATTGCTACATTGTTCCACACAAATGGTTCTATAGCTATCTTATTAACAAGTTTTCCATTTAAAAAGAACTTAACTTTTTTAAGACTTTCTCCAGTATTTGTTTTAACAATATTTAAAAATGCTCTTGCTCCATCTTCTTCAGGAATTAAAACTAAATCAAGAGAAGCATTTGAACTAAATATTTTTCCAAGCACCCTTCTTTGAGAAAAAGAGTCTGATTCGTTATACATCAAAAACATTTGCAAGCCAACAACTTGTTGTTCAGGTTTTAAGTCTTGATTTACTGGAATAGAAACTCCCTTTACCAAGCTCTCGTCAATCTCTGGTAGAACCTCTATTCCAGAATCTCCAGATAGGTAGAGGTATGGAGAAGATTCTGTGTCAATTACTACTGGAATATTTCTTTTATAAACATATTGATCTTCATTTTTAACTATTGGATAGAACTTTCCTGCAGCAGGAGTATTAATTGAATAAAACTGACCCTCATCAAAAGCTAGGGAAGCAAGTCCCATGTTCTTGACTTTCATATTTTCTGTATTAATTCCTTTTGAAGAAATTTCAATATGAACAGTTATATAGTAATTTGTAAATCCTGAAATATCTTTTGGAGGATAAATTATAGTTTTATCATTAATTTTATACTTAGTATCTTGTGAAGAAGTTACTTCTCCTAAATCTAATATTTTATTAATTCCAATAAGCTCTGTATTTGTAAACTGGGTATAAACAGTTTGACCAATTTCAGAAATGTTTTGTAAAGTTACATAAATCTTTGTTGACAACGACTCTTGATAATCTGAAGACTCTTGATTATATTTAGAAAATATTGAAGTTGGTGCATCAATATTAAATTGAATTAGATCTAAGTCGTATTTTAAATCTCCATTAGCCTGAGTTATATATTTTCCAAAATAAGAAAGTGGGATAGAATTTTCCCAGTATCCAGAAACAGCAACATCTAGTACCATTTCAGAATTGCTTGCTTTAGGAAGAAGTGTGTATGATCC